TTAATTGCTAAAGAACTTGCACTAGGAGATCAACGTGCTACTGCTAAAGCTTTAAATAAACTGATGGGTGTTGCAGGTTTTAAAAGAGTTGATAGGTTAGGTAAAGAAACTTTTATTAATGCCTCACTAAGAAAAGCTAAAGGAATGGTGAAGACTCCTAAAGGAGAACAAGCTTTAAGGAGAGAAGTTAAAGATATGTTAGGGGATGAAACAGACTCCTTTATCGCTGACCTTAAAGCAGGTAGACTTTCTGATAATGTTAAGCTGTGGTCTTTTAATCAGCTATCGGATGTGCAACCTATTTCTCTAAGCGAGATGCCACAAGCTTACCTTAGTGCGCCTAACGGTAGAATATTATATATGCTTAAATCTTTTACCTTAAAGCAGTTAGACATTGTACGCAGAGAAGTCATACAAGAGTGGGCTAAGGGAAACAAGTATCAAGCCTCTAAGAACGCGGCTTTACTTGCAGGGTATGTCAGTGCGGCTAACGTATCCACTCAGTCTGTTAAGGACATTCTCTTAGGAAGGGAAGTCAGACCAGAGGATTTACCTTCTAAATCTTTGTGGGCTTTGCTAGGAGCATACGGTTTAAACCAGTATAATTATACCAAGTATTTACAACAAGGTAAACTAGTGGAAGGTGCGGCTAGTTACATTACTCCTGCCACTCCTATTATAGATGCTGTTGTTACGTTAGGTATGGAGTTGACTGCTGAAGAAGAGGCTGACTTTAAACCTGTACTAAGAGGAGTACCTTTAGTCGGGCCGTTGTTATACAGTTGGTTCGGTGGTGGTGCTGAAGCTTACAACGAGCGACAAGAGAACAAGGATTAAAAAAAGCCCTCTAGGGAAACCTAAAGGGCTTTAGTTTTATAACTTGTTATAACTCTACACTATCTCACACGCTCCTCCAGTACACGCTAACTCTTGAGAACCTGTAGTGTTGTCTTCCTTCTCAAAGTATTCTAAGTTTGACCAATCAATACCAACTGGCATTAGTGCTACTAACTCATCATACTTCTCAGTGCTAATGTCCTCATAAGGGGCTTGCTGATACACATGATCAGTTACTGGCAACAAACTAATACCACTAACGGTATCAAAGTTTTCCCAAATCCACTGAGCAACTTCAAGGAACTCATCATCTGTGTAGTAAACAGTGATACTTGGCTTATGCTCACACCAGTGGTCTTGATAAATCTTCCAAAGTTTTAACTGTTCCATTGCACCTACTTGGTTTACAGTTACAGAACCTTCAGGGGATTTCACAGGGAAACTAAACACCACCGATTCCTTAGACATTATATCTTGTTCTACTGGGAAACCTGCCGCTTCCATAAAGATTGCAAGTGGGTCTTTTTTGTCCGAACGTACTCTTCTGATATAGTTAGGAGAGAAACGAGGGTGAATACCAGAGGCAGAATCAACAAGCTGAGATACAGTACCGCTTGGTTTAACACAAGTAATAGCTGTAGAGTGATTAACGCCAAGCTTTTCAGCCCACTTTTTATTCGTGTCAACAGCAACTCTTCTAAGTATTCCCAAATCATCTGCAATGGTCTCCGTTTGTTGGTTCAACAGTTTGTTGTCCATGATGCCTGTTAAGCTGACACCTAACAAAGCCTCTTCCTCAGTATTCTTTTTCCAAATGTTTCTCAAGTATCTGAAGTCCGTCAAGGTAGACTGTAGTGTGCCAATGATCGTAGCTATTTCAACTTTCTTCTTAAGGCTTTCCACTGTATCATCAGCACGTACAACCACCTCAGATAGATTACAGAACTGATTGCTACGTAATATGATCTCACTGCAAGGGTTAGTCCCAAAGTCCTGCTCAGGGTCTCTACGTCCATTCCTAGCGGCTATCTTCTGTGCCGCAACTCTACTAAAGATACCTCGCTCACCTGCCTTAGACTCGTACATGGTCTGCATCTCAGATAAGTAGGACTCAAAGTCAGGCTTCTCTGTGTACGCTACGCTATTGTTAGCCAACCTACGATGCCCCTCGTGTCTCCACCAATCCCCTGACTTAGCCTTAGCCATACGTGGGTCGGACAGGTTAGACAGGCTAATCAAAGCAGACCTACGCACACCCCCGACTACTACAATGTCAGCTATCTTACAGCAGATGTCGTGACACTCAATGGATGTCAGCTTGCGTCCTTGAGCCTTAGAGAACACACCCACGCAGAAGTGGAATAAATCCTCAAGGGGTTCAGCACCTGACGCTCGTCCACCAAAGGTTTTCAAACGTGCGCCTGATGGACGTACCTTAGTTGTGTCCCACTTAGGTATCTTCCCTGCGTACAACATTGCTATCAACTCACGGAATGCAGATGCCCACCCTATCTTACTATCAGCTACAACGATGGTTGTGTCGGTAGGATGAAAGGACTCAGCAACCATAGGTAGCTTGTTGATAAAGTTACGTTCAACACTAAAGCCTACACCAGTGCCACACATAAGGACATACATCAACTCATCAAAGCTACGAGGTGAGTCTATGTGCAGATAACTACAGTTAAACCCTGCTACATTGTCCTTCTCTAAGGCTGTACCTGCGGTCATTAAGCATCGCATACTGGGCATAACTTCCAAAGCGTGAATAGCCTCATAAAGCCTATTAGCTGTCTTCTTGTCTATCTGCTTACGTCCTACCCAGAAGTCCACATAACGCTGTACTGTTTCCTCCCAAGTCTCTCTACGGTTTTCATCGGATAGCCAACGAGCATAGCGAGACTTGTGTATAAAAGACTGATATTGATCCATTAATTATTCTCCTTAGAAACCATAATGGTTAGTTTGTTTAAGTACCACTTAGCTTTATTTAAGTCCTCTACCTGCTTGCCCTTATAGTCGTACCTCCAAAGGTACTTCATACAGTTACCCTTGAGGTAGCCTTTGAAAGCTACTGAGGACATGGACTCTTCAATGGCTTCAATACATTCAATGTTACCAGTGTTATAGTGCTTAGGTTTGTTGACTACATCCTCACGTTCACTGTTCGCTATGTCGTGGTAGGCTTTCATAGCCGTGTCAATCTTAGGCACTTTCTCAATAGCGGGCATTTCCTTTCGTAACCTATCCCACTCAGCAGGTGTTGCGTCATTCAGTCTCATAATCATCATCCTCTGTAAATTTATCTCTATTAATAATTAAACGATCTTCAAAAGCATCTAAAATATCTTCAGGAGTTATGTCCAACACTTCACACAATAGAACAACATCATACTCCCTGATTACTTCTTCCTTTAATTCCTCAAGTGTTAGTGACATTTTTATTCCTCACATACTTCAGTAACTCTTTAGTTGTCTTTACAGTGAAGTGAGCAAAGCCTTCCTTATCACACCACTGCCCCATAGTTATCTTGTTACCCTTCCTTACTTTTTTGTTAGGGTCTGACAACACAAATACTAACTCCCAATCTCCGATAGAATCTCTTATGGATGTGTACTTCTGTGTGTCCCCTACTCTAAAGTAACCCTTGGCCTCAATCAATATCTTCTTGTCTTCATGTACAAAGTCTGGAAGATAATTCTTACGTATAATGTAAGGTACTTTGTAAGGCTCATACTCAAACTCTCTATTAAGTTGATCATAAAGAGCAGACTCAAGTCCCGATCTAAAAACCTTCTTCATCTAGTATGATCTCCTGTACGTTAGGTTCCTTAACTACCTTACAGAGAAACTTAGGAGCGTAGGAATAGTTGAATACTCTTAAGTCTGGGTAGCAATGTTTTTTAAACTGACAGTAGGAGCAACCAACAGCTAACTTCATGTTGCCTGACTTACCATCGGGTACTGGCTCATAACAATACTTTTTTGGCTCATTACCTAAAACTAAGGCTTTGATGTGGTCAACACGATCTGTAATGTCTTCCTTAAGCTTATCGTTGTCAGTGTTATCTAAGTCATACTTAAGATAAGTTAAATGCCCATTGGCTTTATCCATAGTTAGCCAACCTACCTGACGTTCTCCTTCAGACTTAGCATAAGCTTTGATCTGATCTACGTAACCAAAAGAATCATCATTAACTAAAGTAGCATCCTTGAACTTCTTAAACCCATAGCTACTAGCAGACTTAACATCAGTAACAACACCGTCAATCTTACAGTCCATGTGACCTACAATGTCGTTTACCTTACACACCTTCTGCTCATCGGTAACTGAATGTCCTGCCATACGAGTAAGGAATAACAACATCTCCTCAATCAAGTGACCGTACATAAACTTTACATACGTATGGGGCAGAATGTCCTCACCCTCAGTTCCATTAAAGTGATTCCAAAGGTAGCGATCAGTACGCCCAATGTTAGACAGGCGTAGCTTACGGTTATCCTTACGCTTCTCCTGTCCAAACTCTGTACGCATAAGAGCCTTAACACCTTCACCAAACTTATCTATCTCTGCCTCAACGTCTACGGATGAATCAGCGTCCTTACTGACCATTAGATCGTAGATGTCTTGCACCAAGTTATCCGTTGTTTTGTTGTTGTTCATTTAAAACCCCTTTGGCTTCCTGTGGTGTACATTTGAACCACTCGTTATTCCTTTCAAACAACTGCTCTAACTTTGAGTGGGCTTTAGATTCAGCCTTACGTCTATCATCAGTCTTATAACTATAGTATAACACATAATCTCTGAAAGGGGAAGAGGTTTGATAGTTCTTTAACCTATCCTCCGCGTCCACAGCCATGCCTACCTTGACCCAACCATCCCAAGCTTTGTTGGTGATAACATATACCTCACCTTCCGCACTCTCCTTGTAGTTTTCCAAGGAACTAAACGCCGCTTCCTCAAACCCTTTGTAACGTCCTGCTCTGTACAGGGGGTGAGACTTAGACACATACTTTCCGTCAACCCACATTCTAGTGTTTTGTCTAGCTTGTTGAGAATTGGCCCTCCTGCGTCCTCCGTCTACACCGTTTAAATACCACCACTCTCCTTCTTCAAACACATATTCACCGCCTCTTGTGTTTGTAGGGTTAGTGGGTGTCTGCCCAACTATTTCCAACCTTAAACTCCCCTGCAAGGGGGCAGTTGAGTTTGTAGTAAGTTCCTGCGGCTTCGACACAGCTAGTAGCGAGTCCTCCGAAAACCTCTGATTTGTCTTCTCTAACTTCTGTTTGGATTTCATCGTGTATGTTTCCTATAAAGTTATAGTTAATGTTCCATTTAGTTGCGTACTCATCCAACAAACACAAGGCTTTTTTCATAACAATAGCCCCTGCGGATTGCAACAAAGTGTTCAGTGCCGCGTGTTGTGACCGTACATAGACCCTTCGCCCATCCAAGCCAAGAACATAGCCTCTTCCAGATGCCACTCCAACTCGTTCTCGTAGTCTTCCAAGAGATGGCGTATTTCCAAGGAATTTTTCCTTAAGTCGTTTACCATCCTTTGCAGTTCCTCCAACGATACTTCCGATCTTGGCATCTCCTGCACCATAAAGGAAAGCGTATATGAAAGTCTTTGCTTGATCTCTAGTTTCAAGGCCACTAGCCAACTGATTTGCCGTGTGAATGTCTCCTGTGAGAATTTCATTTGTATAGCCCTCGTCATTCATGTAATGTGCAAGCATCCGTAACTCAAGACCACTTGCGTCCATACCTACAAGTTTGTAACCTTCTGGTACTGTCCATACGTCCCTGCACTCCTTACCATACGGTGAGTAAACCGCAGGTACTTGACCCATGTTAGGACTTGAATGAGTCATACGTCCTGTCACTGCACCGTTAGGATTAACGTAGCCGTGTACTCTACCGTCCTCTTTAACAGCCTCTAGCCAACTCTGTACCTGAGCCACACGCTTCTGTATCATAAGATACTCAGCTATCAAAGCGGCCTGTGGTATGCCCTTCACTGTACCTAGCACTGCCTCATCAACGATGGCCTGTCCTGTCTCAGTGAATTGCTTAGGCTTCCACCCATAATACTGAAGGTGTCTGCCTATCTGCTGTCGTGACCCTAGATTAAACACAGGGAAATCTATGCGACTAAAGGGTGCTACCGCTGTCTCCCATTGTTCACCAAGGAACTTAAGTCCAACAACAGAGAGCGTACCGTCCTTCTTAATCTTAGGTGTAATCTCTTTGACAAATGTTGGCAATGGTTTAAAAACCTCATGCACTTCATCTTCAAGGTCATTCTTCTTCTCCTTTAGTGTAGCCAGTAAATGATAAGCTTTCTCTTGGTCTAAAAGCCAACCTGTTTTAATTTGCTTTGAAATAACACCCTGTACTTGATGCTCAAGATCAACACTTTCAGGCTTAAAACCCTTAAGTTCAAGAAGTAATCTCTGGTACACCAACGTATTAACTTTAACATCCTGTATACAATACTCCAACATATCATACGAAAAAACATCCCAAACATTATGATCTCCTTTAGGGCAATTAAGTACAGTACCCCAGTTATCTAAGGAATGACCACCCTCTCTTGATGGATTAGCTAATCGGGACATTACCAGTGTGTCAGTTATTTTACACTTGCTAAAGTCTACCGCTAGTAGTTTCTCCAGTACAGGTATGTCATACCCTATAAGGTTGTGACCAATTAGTTCGCACTCGTCCTGTAGTTGTAACCAAGTTATAAATTCAGGTAATCTATCTCCTGACCAAGTAAGGGAATCATCGTGTCCTCCTAGCTGTCGCACAACAATACACCACACGGTATCAGGGTCAAGACCATTGGCTTCAATGTCAAGTACAAACTGTTTCATAATTAAAACTCCGATTCTTCACCCATAGGGCAACTAGTTTCAATCATCCGACCTGTCTCTTTATCATAGTAAAGGTAACAAGCCGCACCAGTGAGTCCAACAAATCTGTTCTTGAGTACACGAACTGTTGTGGTGTTCCGTGTCTCAGGGTCAGCGTGTTGCTGATCTCGTTCAAGTCCAATGACCATATCGCTTAGCTGTGCAATAGCCGCTGAACCTCTGAGTTCTCCTAAACTAATCTTACCACCATCTTCATGCGCCTTTGAGCCGCTAGGTCTACGCAGGTGTGATACTAGGAATAGCCCTACACCTGTCTCCTGTACTAGCTTTCTAAGGTTAGTCATAATGCTGTCGATGGCTTTACGCTCGTCACCATTGTCCTGATCACTGACCACAATGCTTAGGTGATCTAAGATGATCCACTTGCAGTCCAACCCTTTAGCCATATAACGTATGCGCCCAAGTAGGTTGTCCTCATTAGTAGAACCCCAGTGATCAAACATATAGATGCGCCCAGAGCCTAACGTCTTATCCCAATAACTCTTCTTCTCTTCCTCAGAGATAGTTTGGTTAAGATGTAGTTGCTTCTCAGCTTCAATGGACATGATGCCTAATGCTGTCTTAGGTATGTCCTCCTCCAACGCTAGGATGCCTATGTTGTCCTCCGTAGCGCCTAACAGGTAATGTTCTAACTCACGTACCATTTGAGACTTACCCATGCCACTGCCACTAGTGATTGTGACTAACTCACGCGGACGGAATCCATAGGTGTACTCATTCAGACAAGCCCAAGGATAGGGTATGGACTTAACATCAGATTGCTTAATGATTAAATCCCAAGTCTCATTACCTGCAATGATTCCATCAGGCTGATATGACTTAGCGTTCCACCACTCACGAACAAAGGTAGTGACCTTGTTAGCCTTGAGCATATCCCCTGCGTCCTTCATGGACAATACGACATTCTTTGCCTTGTTGGGGGTGAACAAATCAAGGACTGACTTAGCCGCTAACTGCCCTGCTTTATCTGCATCAAAACATATGACCACATTCTCAAAGGACTCTAACCACTCAAGGTTTTCTTTAATGTCTTTTGATGCTCCATTTGAGCCACTTCTAATGGAGACAACAGGCCATTTTCCGTCAAACATTTCGTGAACTGCAAGTGCGTCTGCCTCGCCCTCTGTGACCGTAATGTATTTACCGCCACCCTTGAAAGCTTGTTGACCGAACAACCCAACATTATTAAATTCTCCTGTAGCATAAAAGTTCTTGTTGTCCACAATGCGTACCTTAGTGCCTAACACTGCACCTGAGTCCTTATCATGGTATGGGTAATGGTGTTTACTGACCTTCCCATCAGGGGCAAACTCAACGGTGACTCCGTACTTCTTAGCCACCTCTTGGCTTATTCTCCTGTCAGGGATTGCCGCTACTGTTCCTGTCATTTCCAAATGCCTCGCTTTTCTCTGTGTTGCTTGTTCTATAACCTGACCGTTACCTTTCTCGTAGTAGCCACAACCACCTGAAAAACAGGTGGCGTGACCATCGGAATACCTCGCCAAGTTATCCCTTGAGCCACACTTAGGGCATGGCTCATGTCGGACAAACGAGGATGTCATTTAGAAGTCCTCTCCACCAGTATCTTCAGCTTGCTCTAAGACCTTGATCTTGTTGAGATAGACTGAAGTACCATGTACAGGATGAGGATTACCCTCTGCGTACAAGACACGAACCTTAGAACCTCTGCCAATACGCCCCTTAAATGATCCTCCTTCTGAATCAAGAACAGGGACACTGTACTTAGTTGAGAACTTCCGTTGCTTTGCGCCTTCATACTCGCGCAACTTAACACCTTTTTCTACTAACTCATCAGCAGTTGACTCATCCAAAGTTAGGACAACAGAAAACTTACCTGTTGATTGACCTTGATACATCTCATGCTCGTCCAAGTTTTCAAACGCTAATAGACCTTCTAATACTGCCATAGTTACTACCTCTTTTTTCTCTAGCTTAGTGAATGACCCTTATGTATAACTTAAGAATCGTTTGGTTAATACTATAATTATATATTAAATATTTTCCTTTAATACATAAGTATAGTATAACATGAATTAGGGCATAACCTCAATCATTCAAAGTTATACCCATTATTCATCAAATCAATACTACTATTGTTCCTCCATATCCGCTAGGAATTCAAAGGGGTTGACAATATCATCAAGAATGATCTGCATAGGGCTGTCTATCTCCCTTGTTGCCTCATTGGATGCTGACAGGCAGTCTGAGCATAACTCTGAGTAATCACCTGTCGCTCTGTCAATCCTTCTCATCTCAAACTCATTCATTATAACGTCACACGCTTTGCATCTACTCATGGCTAAAAGCCCTCTTATGTTGGTCTAAAAACTCTTTAGCTGTCAGGGTGTTGTAGTAAGCCCTGACGCTATCCTCTGCGCGTTGATGCGCCTCCTGTAATGTCATGGCTAACATCTCATACTCAACCATCTCATCAATCAATCGGGTAATGGGTCTGATGTCGTTATCATCTCCTCCCTCATACCCTATTAAGCGTTCCTTTATCCTACTCATTATTAATTTCCTCCACCCTGTAGACATAACCAAAGGATATTACCAGTAGCGGTAACAGTATTATTGTACCACTAAAGGGCATAGCCTGTAAAGAATCAGGGTCATTGTCACTAACCGTCCATACTGCCCTAGAATCCACGAACTCTATATCAATACCAGTACCGTTGCGCGGTTCTATTGACAGCGTATTTTTACCTATTCTCCAGTTCATAACTCCACCCCGTAAACATTAGCCATAAATGAGACTGCTTTATTTCGCATAACCTGCTTTGAATGCTCTGTGAAAGGTCTGCAAGCATAGACACTCTCTAAGCCCTCCGTGTGTACATTGGCTAAGTGTTCGCGCCTAACCTTGTCATATAGCATATCCTGAGCATAGGTTCTCTCATCCCCTAAGCGAGACAGTGCGCCATATTGTGCCGCTACTATCTCTTTTTGTGTCAAGCCTTCAATCTTCATTTTATAGACTCCAATAGTCAATAGTTCCTAAAATTACATAGCAGAGACTTAATCCTACTACACCTAGCCAACATAACCACTCATCATTGTTATCATGATTCATCATGAAACTCCTTATTTTTTGTATCTTTTTCAACATCAATAATTAATTCACTGATATAAAGAGCATACAGTAGAATTAAACCCAACACAACACCTATTACGTATGAAAACATACCTTAAAACCTCATATAATCCATTCTAAGCCTATTTAATGGGTTAGGCTATGCTACCCTACTAATAAACACTAGAAAGCCTTAGAGAGTAAATTAAAGGCTTTGTGGTGCTTACTGCTCAATGTTCTATTTCTTCCAGTGCTTTGATTAATACGTCAAATTGTACAGGAGTATATTGGAATTCTTCAGCGACTAAGGCCAATAAATATTCCTGATGTTCTATCTCTGACATAAAATACTCATCATTAAGCACGTGTAAAGCTAGTTCGTTGTCGCTGTATTCTTTGCAATTTATCATGCTGTAACCTCCTCATCTGGTATGTAAAATATGATCTCAACTCGCGTACCTTCAAGATCAACTCTTTCCTCCAAGTAGTTACACGCAACATTCTCAGGCATTTGTGAAAGCCAGTGCGTGAATTCGCTATGTTCGTACAGGTCGTTAGTTTTCATGCTGTCACCTCATCATAGTCAGGGTTGCACTCACTAGCAGACGTTAAAAGCCAGTCTATACGCTGTTGTGGTACTAATGTATGCTCACAGCCGTCAAGCCATCGGTTGATATGCTTAGACGTTGTTACGCTGTATTTCTGCTCAGTTCTAATCAATGAGCCGTCAGTGATCCTAGCGGCTACTGGTGTCTCGTAGCTGAAGAATACCTGAGCGAATCCCAAGTCTAGTTCTGTTTGGTTGCTTCCAATTAATCGTAGTTTCATCGTTGTTACTCCTAGTTGTTTAATGTTTGTCTTGATGGGTTCATTATAGCGCATAGGATAACTATGTACAATGATTTAAACGCATGACCTATCAAAACTATATGCGCCTAGTGCATGACTACAGTATACCTTTATATATGCGCGTAGGCGCGAGTAACACATATCATAACCTGTGTCAACCTGTGGATTCATACAGTGGTTTAGGCTTCTTAGGTATCCTATGGCATACTCACTCTTTACCCATGCAATACCCATGCCAACATGGAGCCTTGTGTATAACCTGTGGATAACTTATGCACAGGCCATGGATACTGTGGATAACTCATGTATAACCTGTGGATAACTAGAGGGGGCGGGGGGGCCGTGGGGATGCGTAGGATTGTTACTGTACCCTCTGGCATACAAAAAAGAGGTAAATTAGGAAAAAGAGGGGATATACATAAGTATACATAAGTCATTGATTTACATAAGGAAAACACAGGTGCTCCCTTGGTCTTGACACAAGCAGTTAAGGGACACACAGGTTGACACACAAGGGGGCTTGAGGTGTACTTGAATTAATTTAGTAAATATAGAAAATAATGCTTGACATTTACTTTAATATATGGTATAATATCAAGTATACTAAGTTAGTTAAAGGAAACCATCCGCGCCTTAAGTACCTTAAGTAAACTAAAGTATTTTACTTTTATTAATAATTAAAGAAAATAACTAAACTCTACTTAAGTATCCTTAAGATAACTAAGGGGAATACTTTGAGTAAACCAGATATAGATAAGTCAACCGTTGCCGCAAAGCGGAAAGGTCGGCCACCAAAGAAAGCTGTAGTATCTAAAACAACAGGTAATAGAAAAGGGGTAGGTCGTCCCAAAGGTGATGCATCAATCATCAATGACTATAAAGCTAGGATGCTTGCGTCCCCTAAATCACGTAAGGTGATGGATGCAATCTTTGATGCGGCCTTAGACAATGATCATAAGAATCAGTCAGCGGCATGGAAGCTAGTAATGGATAGGATGTTACCTATCAGTTACTTTGAGAAGGAGAAGGGAGGTAGTGGTGGTCGTAGTGCTATCAATATCTCTATTACTGGAGTAGGTGGTGAAACAACCATTATCTCTGGTAATGAACAACAGCAAGACCCATTAGAGGGAGAAGTTGTCAATGATTAATAACATTAATGATATGTTAAGATACTTTAACAGGGAAGAGTTTGCCTGTCAGTACACAGGTAAGAATAAGATTGATGATCAATTCCTAATCAAATTAGACCACCTACGCTATGTATGTGGTTTTCCATTTATAATCACTAGCGGTTACAGAGACCCTAGTCACCCCATAGAGGCTAAGAAAAAAGTTGCAGGAACTCACGCACAAGGTATCGCCTGTGACATCAGGGTTGAGAATGGTCAGCAAAGGTATGACATCGTTAAACACGCCACTGCGATGGGGTTCAACGGTATCGGAGTTGCTGACAGCTTTGTCCATGTTGACATCCGCAAGTTGGACGTTGGCGAGTCTCCTGTAATGTGGTGTTATAGTTGACGGACTTAAATGTCTCTCTTCTACCGTGGCAACAGGAAGTATATAACAACGAAACAAGATTTAAAGTTATAGCCGCAGGTAGACGTACAGGTAAAAGTAGACTAGCGGCATGGATGTTAATACTCCGCGCCCTTAGTGATACCAAAGGCCATGTGTTCTACGTTGCCCCTACACAGGGACAGGCTAGGGACATTATGTGGCAGATGCTCCTAGAGTTAGGACATAACGTCATAGCCTCTAGCCACGTTAATAACCTACAGATTAAACTCATTAATGGTGCTATAATTGCCTTAAAGGGTGCGGATAGACCAGAGACAATGAGGGGTGTCAGCCTCAAGTTCCTAGTAATGGATGAGTACGCTGACATGAAGCCAGAGGTTTGGGAGCAGATACTACGCCCTGCTTTGGCTGACCAAAAGGGTGATGCGTTATTCATAGGGACTCCTATGGGACGTAATCACTTCTACGAACTATATACTTATGCCTGTGTGTCGGATGATCCTACGTTTACAGGTTTTCATTTTACAAGTTATGATAACCCCTTGTTAGACCCAGAAGAGATTGAAGCGGCTAAGAAGTCAATGTCTTCCTTTTCGTTCAGACAGGAGTTCATGGCTTCCTTTGAGGCAAATGATAGTGAACTCTTTAAGGAAGAAAACGTCAAGTTTAGTGAGGAAGAACCTTCAGATGGTGAGTATTACATTGCTGTCGATTTGGCAGGTTTTGCTGAAGTTTCTAAGGTCACAACCAAAACCAAGAGGCTTGACCAAACGGCAATTTCTGTGGTTAAGGCAGGTACGGAAGGATGGTGGGTTGCTAATATCATACATGGGCGGTGGGGTGTTGAAGAGACCGCCAGACGTATCTTTGAAGCAGTCAGAGACTACCGACCAGTAGCTGTAGGTATTGAGAAGGGTGCACTTAAGAATGCAGTGTTTCCTTATCTAAACAACGAGATGAAAAAGAATCAAAGGTTTTTCAGGATTGAAGAACTAACACATGGTAATAAAAAGAAAATAGATCGTATAGTTTGGGCATTACAAGGCCGCTTTGAACACGGCAGTATATTACTAAACAAAGGTAAATGGAACAGTCAGTTTCTTGATGAGTTGTTTCAATTCCCCAACCCATTAGTCCATGACGACTTAATAGACTCATTAGCATATATAGATCAGTTAGCAAAAGTATCCTATGCTTATGACTATGAGGACGAGGACTACGAATACTTAGATAAATACGCAGGGTATTAACTATGTTAGAAGATAAAGAAAGTTTCTCTATAGAGCAAGACCTAGAAGGTTGGGTAATGGACAAATGTGATAATTGGAGAGATCATTATGAAGCCAATTATTCCGATAAGTTTGAAGAGTATTACAGGTTATGGAGAGGACAGTGGTCCTCCCAAGACCGAACAAGAGAATCCGAAAGGTCTAAGATTATTTCCCCTGCACTGCAACAGGCGGTTGAGTCCTCCGTAGCGGAACTAGAGGAAGCTACCTTTGGTCGTGGTAAGTGGTTTGATATACGTGATGATATACACGATCAACAAAGTGCTGACATTGCAATGTTACGTACACACCTTGATGAAGACTTTAAAAAGAATAAAGTACGTAAGGGTGTCGCTGAGTGCTTAATCAATGCCGCTGTGTTTGGTACAGGTATTGCAGAGATTGTCCTAGAGGAAGAAAAGGAAATGGCTCCTGCATCTCAGCCAATGATGGGTGGTGAGTTACAGGCAGTAGGTGTTACCATT